GTCCCATTTGATAGTAAGATTGGCCGGATTGGATATCACAGATTTTAGACCGGCTATTTGTTGAGCTGCGGCGGCACTACCCGACAGTATTGCATCTTCAGGATGTGGAGTTCTAGGATTAGCAGCCTCCATTAAGTATTCAACAAATTCAAAATACATTACGATAGTTTATCCGTGTATGTTCTAAACCAAGCCGCAGTCCCCGGAGCAGGTGCTGCCTCGGGCAATTGAATATCACTCTTGGCCAAGGTTTCTCTGGCTGCTGCAACCAACTGGTCGTAGTTGGGTCTTTTGCTGATAGCATCCAGGATATCGTCGGCTGAATTCAACTTGGCGGCCGGAATGCCTGTTATTTTACTAAGTGTAGCTGGACTTTTACCATCTTCAATTGTGGTATTGGTTACTCTATCAACCAGTCCGTGTTTATAACTCCATTTGAGCCCTGGGTGTAAGGCAGCAACAATGCTGGCCAGAATAACATGACGGCTCATGCCGGTCAGTTTGCTACCTTCTGCAGCACCGCTCATGCTAAATGCTTGCCACTTGGGATCGCCAAACATCAAGTCTGCTTGTACGTACCCTTGTCCCAAACGTCCGCCAATTGGTGCTTTGACGTGTACACTGTCGCCGGACTTTTTGATATCCTTGGCGTCAACACCTGCTGACAGTAATACTGCAACTAGCGTATCTTTGTCTATGCTGGTTTCATCAACAGCCAGATCTAAATCGCCTGAGCTGGATTTTCGTCCTGTGGTGCCCAACCAAGTTTCTTCAGGGAATCTGATACCAGACACATGCTCAATCCATTTGATTGTTGTAGGAACGTCATCGCGATTGATACGCTGTGTTAGCGGTTGTCCATCAGGACTTTTAAAAATATTACCACCTTCGTTAATTTGCATTATAGTTTTCCTCGCTCTTTGGTTAGGAAAGTCTGCAATGCTGGTGTAACTTTTCTTGTGGTTCCAAATGGATGAAATTCTCCATACTCGTCCATTTCAAATCTTTTACCTTTATACTGCATAACCAAAGGAACAGATTGTACAATTGATACATCAGGGTGTAAAGGTTCAGCCACTGACGGTTCTCCGTATGGTTCCTCGTCGGGAGTATCTGTTGGCGTTTCATCTCCTTGTTGTTTTTGTGATTGCGCTGTCTTTATTGCAGCAGGATCAAACATCAGTTGTCCATTTTGTTTAGCTAACTGCTCTAAAGCATCAATTGATTTAGCATCTAAGATTTCATTTCCGGTGATATCTTTCCAAATTCCTGATTTATCTTTTGAATTTGGTTCAGCTGCAAATTTAAAATATTGACGACCGTCTTTGGTAGTTGCTACTAACATTCTTCCAGGTGGCACTTTATACCTTTTCATTGGCGCAGGCTCTTTATCCTTGTCTGGCGCCTTTACCCATTGACTGCCTGATCCGGCACCTATTCTGTCTGCTACTCCAGCAAGCATGTTTGTAAAAGAATTAGGATCATTTTCTTGACGTCCTGTATATTCTCCTGTTTCTGGATCTCGTTCATAACCAGTACCAGACGGATCTCGTACCCGCTTTGTTCCAAATACTTCTAATAATTCTTTAATCTTCACGCCTAAATCTCCTTACACCGCGAGCAAATTTTGCAGGGTCTTGAGCTCTAATGCTGTTGAGCAATCTACGCTCTAATTCAGCTGATTGTTCGGCATCATAATTTTCTTTGATATAATTGATCAAATTGATAGCACCTTGTATTACATGGCTAGCACGGCTTTCCACGAGATTTTCCCGATCTTTTGTGACGGGCAAGTGAGCTAATTCATCAAGAATGCTACGAGTACGCTTTTGCAAAATCTACTCCGTTATTAGATATTTATTCGGTTTTGGTTTTTAGACTTGCAAGCATTTGCTTCAATTTTGTGCTATCTACGTTTGCTTGCACTTTGCTTTCAATATCAAATCCCGGCTTTGGTGTGGCTTTGATAAAGGGCGGAGCACTTGTACCTTCAGCTGTAGTAGTACTTTTGGCTTTGATTTGATCCATTATGCTGCCAGGCGCACTAGGTCCACCTGGGCGCCCGTATCCAATAGTACCGGCTTCAGCTGCATCTTCACCGGGGTCAGTAATACGCATGGTTTCAATATTGTATTCTAGATCTACTTTTTGTCCCACACCAGTGCTGCTTCGACTTTTCATACACTGGATTTGGTAGCGGCCGCGCTCACGCATGGCTCTTGATGTAAAGATACCAAATACATTATCTGCTGTGTTAATTTTACTGATACCACCTGAAATGTGACTGTGATCAAATTCAATTTCATCTACAGCACCACGATTCAACTGACTTGCGGTGACCATAAGCACACCCAACTCTTTACTCAAATTACGCAATTCTTCACTCACATATTTGTCTTTAACAAACAAATCGTTGGGGCTAACTTTGGCACTCACAGGCATTAACAGATCCAAATAGTCGATCATCATGAAATCAATTTTGCGCCCTGTTTGAATCTGATATTCTTTTAAGAATGCTCTAATATCGTTAATGTTGCTCTGTGCAGGCAATGCTTTGACTTGATAAGTGCCGGACTTTTTACCTACCATTTTGATTTTGAGTGCTGCGGTATCTTTGTCTTTGCGTATGTCTTTGGTACTCATGTTGGTCAACATGGCCGCTGTACGCAGACCTGTTAATTCTTGACTGAGTTCTAGTGTGACATAAACTCCATGAAGTCCCTGTTGTACCCAGTTTAGTGCAATGTTCATCATGACCAAGCTTTTACCTGACCCTGATCCACCAGCAAAAATGTTTAGTTCGCCTCGACTGAAGCCACCGTACAACAGTTTGTCTACTTGTGGCCACCCTGTGCTAACTTGCCCACCGCTATCAAAATATCTGGTGATCATGCCCGACGGATCTTCCCAAAAGTCCATGCCTAGATCTTTGGTAAGACTGATTTGTACAGCATCTTTGATCAGCTTTTCAACAGGATCAAAGTCACCTTTTTCAATCATGTCAGCTGCTTGTAGAATTGCACGTTCTAGCTCTTGCTTGCGACTAAAGCTTTCAAACTCTGAGAGAAACCACTCGTAGTGTCCTTCTCGAAGTTCAGGAACCTCTCTCAGTTCCACACCACATGTGGCCTTTATCTGTTCTCTGGCGGGTAATGTTTTATGATCGTCACTGTGCTTCTTGATGAATCGAGCTGCTTCTCGAAGGCTGCGATCAAAGTTTTCTGCATTATAAATGTTCTGCACACGCACATATGTTTCTGCGTCTTGCAACATCATTTCTAAGAACAGTTTTTGAATGTCTGGATTATAATCTTTCATACTGTATTATATAGTTTCTTCTTTTTTAATTCAATTTTAAGTCTGCTAGTTTCTCTGGCTGCTAGAATACATTTAAGCACAAACAACTTGCCGTGCTTGACAACTGCTTCGTTGATATCTTTACAAGCTTCCTGCCATACAGGAAAACTCACAGTCCAGCCGGCTTCAATGGCACGATCAATGAGTTTACGACCGGCACGATCTGAGTCCGGCACAACGATGACTTCTCTTTGTAATCTGTCTATCTGTTCAATTTGTGTGTCAGATATTTCAGACCCACTGAGTGCTACACCATCTATGCTCATGGCATCAAATGGTCCTTCGCACACTACAACAAATTTACTATTGGGCCGTTGCTGATCTAAATTAAACACAAAATCTGCAGGATGACTGCTCCAGTACTTGGGCTTTACTCCGTCTACAATTGCTCTACTAGTATATCCTACTATTTGTTTTTTATAATAATATGGTATTATAATTCTGCGATGCAAGTTGTAGGCTTCTTCGGGTGTCCAATAAAATTCGTATCGATTTATATCAATTGATCTACGATGCACATATTCTATTGCAGCAAGTAGCTCAGCAGGCACATTGTTATAGTCGCCAATGCTGTAAAAGTTGGCTAATTCGACTACATTTCGTGCCTGTTCGGGTAATGTTCTGGCCTCATATGTTATTTCTTGCTCGGGTTCCGGTTCGAGTTGTTCAGGTGCAACCAATTCTCGTAATCTAACTGCATCAATGACCAGTCGGCGCACAGTTAGATCATCTGCACCTAGCCAAGATAATAATTTTCTGAACTTGAAAGTTAAGTGCCTGCCAGGAACAAAACTGGCTTTGAAACCACAATTGAAACAATGATAACTTACAGCACCTGCGTTGGTTTTGATGCCGCCTCTGCCTCTAGTGTCAGCAGTTTCTCCATTGTGTACACAACAAGGTGCATTAAAACTGGTCCAGCCGTTCTGACCCGTTTTTTTGCGGGCAGGCAACAATTGCAATACACTTTGCTGGACGGAATCTAACATACTGCTATTATATACTAATTTTTAAGTTTAGCCAACTTTAATGATTGTAAAAGTTTTATGTAGAACCAACCAATATCAAATTCCCACCATTGGCGGCTTAGTCGTGGGCTGGCCGGATCTAAATGGTGATTGTTGTGCAATTCTTCGCCGCCAACAACGATACCCCACGGACTGATATTTCTAGATTGGTCTCGTGTTTCGCCATTTCTATATCCCCACCAGTGTGCAACACCGTTGATTACACCTGCTGCCCAAAACGGTATCCAGAGCATTTGTATGCCCCAAACAAGAAATCCCCAGAATCCAAATAACGCTAGATCTATTGCTAGCATTGAAAAAATACCAAGTCGGCTGTGAGGCGTGTATACATTGCGCTCAATCCAGTCATCAGGAGTACCGGCACCATACTGTTCAACCATTTGTTTGTCTTTGCTGGCGGCATGATACAACATGGCACCCCCAAACAGCACACGCCTGATACCATACACATGAGGTGTATGCGGATCGCCGGGCTCGTCACTGAATCTGTGATGTTTGCGATGTATGGCTACCCATTGCTTGGTAAGCATGCCTGTGGTTAACCATAGCCAGGCTCGCATAAAATGGGCTATCACAGGATGGAATTCTACCGCACGGTGTGCTTGACTGCGATGTAGATAAAGAGTGACGCCAATGATGGTAAAGTGTGTGGCAATTAGAGTGAATAAAATTGGGTTCATACTGTATTTACTTTAGATTAAATGCCACACTTATTCTATAGTCTTGGTCCTATGCTGTTATGATATCTTGATATAACCGTATGTCACTGTGACATTACCGCCGCTGGTGTTGTTGATCCCAAAGTCAAATCTATTGGTAGTTGCACTTGGAGCAGTATTGGATCGCACAATGGTATTTGCAGTGCCTGTAAACTGATTGGGTATGCTAACAAAGTCAATGGGCGTTCCGCCACCGTTGTAGACCCATGCATACTGAGCACCCACAACAGGCACATTGCTGTTGGTCACTGTGGCAGTGGCATTCCAAGCCAAGATACCATTGGGAATATTGCAATCGACCCACAACTGATATGTACCACTTGCTGGAACAGTAAAACTGTAGGTGTTGGTACCAGTGGTCACTGTCCATGAATCGGAGACCTTGGTTACAACATTAGACAGAATACTTGTACCATTGCTGAATTGGTAAGCAGGACTTCGTACGCTGTCCATCACAGTGATCACATCCACATTGCCAATCTTTGCTACGCTTGAAGTAAATTCAATATCCCCGTCAAAGTTTAGCAGATATGCGGCCACTTGTGTGTTGCCATAACTGCCGACACCAACTGTG